ATCACCGGCCGCGCGGGGGAGAAGAATCCGGTATTTCCGCTTTTTACGGTGGGGGAGATCAACACTTCCGTCAAACTCTTAGAGCAGCTATCGCAAGATATCGCGGATCACTTTTTTATCGACCGCCTTTTGGATTTCAATAATGAGACGCGCATGACCTTGGGTGAAGCCAATATTCGCAATCGCCTAAGAAATTCCACGCTTGGGTCTATTTTCACCCGACAGATCGCGGAGGTATTCTCTCCGGTTATTGAGCGGACGTTTAACATTCTGTTGGACGCGGGTGAGTTTGGGGTTGTCCGCGGCTCGGCGGATCACCTTATCGCGGTGGAGATAGAGGGCGAGAATCCGATTGTCATTCCAGATGCCGTCGCGAAACTCATGGTGGAGGGGCGGGACGTTTATCAGATTGAATATTTTACACCCGCCTTGCGTGTCATGCAGGCCGAAGAGATGGACGGCATCATACGCACCTATGAGTCCGCGACTATTATTAAAAACGCGGGGGCGATGGATGTTCTCGACAACTTGGATTCCGACATCGCCATTCGTAAGATCAGTGAGATCGCGGGCGCGCCCAGTGAGATTAAGCGCGCGATGAAGGATGTTGAGATCATTCGCGATGAGCGTGATAAGCAGCTTCAGGCGCAAGCGCAGATGGAAGCGGCGCTTCGTTTGTCCGAGGCCGGGCGTAATATCGGGCAGTCTGGACTTGTGCCTACACAACCGCAAGGCGCGCAGTTGGCTAAGACGGCATGACGTTAGCGGCGGACGCTAGGCGGACGGACGCGGAAATAAAAGCCCGCGAAGAATCCGGACGTAAGAAAGCCGTCGAGATAGCGCAGCTCCGCAAAGATATGAATGAAACTTTCGCGACAGCCTCGGGACGGCGGACGCTTCGTTGGATTATGGAGCTTTGCGGATACCAACGGCCGAGTATCATAGCTGACCCCGTTTCCGGAAATCCGTTATTGGACGGCACGATTTACAATGAGGCCCGGCGCAATTTATATTTAAGTCTGCGGAGATATTTAAGTCAGGAGATCCTTATTCCGGTGGAGAATAAGGGTCTTGAGGTCGACGAGGCGGAGGACATGTTTGGTTAAACAAGGGAGAATAAGATGATTTCCACTAACACCTGGGCTGAAAATTTTCGTAATCAATACGGCTTTTATCCTATCGCGGGCGGCGACGCCTCTGCGGAGACACCCAACGCCGGTGGAGGCGCGCCGCCCGCGGCGCCTCCTGCAGCCCCGCCGGCGGCTCCCGCAGCGGTGGATTTTCAATCTCTGGTTCCCACGGAGTATAAAGACGTGCCGTGGGTCAAAGAGACAAAAGATGTCGGCGCGCTTTTTAAACGCACGAATGATCTTGTCACTGAACTTGGTAAGCGTCCGGCGGGGATTCCACAGGATAACGCGAAGCCGGAAGAGATCGCCGCGTTTAACAAAGCTTTCGGAGTTCCGGATAAACCCGATGCGTATGTGTTTGCTGACCCTCCGAAAGAGTTGGGTCCGGCGAATCCTGAGTTTCAAAGCGCCATCAAGAACATTTTTCATAAAAACGGCGTATCCGCCAAACAAGCCGCCGGGATTCAGAAGGATTGGGACGCGCTTCAGTTGGAACAACACAAGAAATCGGGCGAAACGCAAGACGCGGAGTTCGACAAACTGAAGGTGGAAACTTTTGGCGCGCGGGCGGACGAGGCGATTAAAGGCGCGCAATCGCTTATCGCCAAATTTATTCCCGAGAAAATGAAAGAGCATCTCGCCAATTTACCAAACGCAAGCCTCATTCTTATGGCGGGAGTGATCGACGGTATCCGCAAAGAGTATATTTCCGAGGACCGTATGCCTTCCGGTGGGGGCGCCCCTGTGGGAATGACGCCGGATCAACGCCGTGCCAAGGGGTTGGAACTTATGTCCTCGGACGCATACCGCAATCAATTTCATCCTGAGCATGAGAAGGTCGTTGCGCAAGTTCAGGAGCTTTACGGGACTGCCCCTAAAAAATAAATTTGACAATTCATTTTTAATATGTTTTAATTTGTTCGTTGGTCGCCGCGCCGAAAGGCGCGCCCAACTACTGCGTGAGTGAAATCTCACAGCCTGACCGCTGGGCGGAACCAGCGCAGGCGCCGTCCAACTCTGAGTTGGGGACCGGCGCTGAGAAAAATAAAATTTTTTCAGTGAAACGGTAGTCAACAAGGAGATCTCACCATGTCTCTCGGAGATTCAGTCGACGTAGCATTAATTACACAGTTTTCGGATATGCTGCATGTCAAGTCTCAGCAAATCCGTTCTCGCCTTCGTCCGCACGTTACCATCCTTCCTCTGACCGGGGATCGTTTGGCCTATAATGGTCTAGGGACCGTTGAGGCTCGCGAGGTTGTGGGTCGTATTGTCAGAACGCAGTTCGACGATATTGAGCACAACCGGCGTAAATTGGCAAGGCGTCGTTTTGTAGTGACGCTGCCTATTGACGCTGCCGATGTTCGCGGGATGTTGACGGATCCTCAAGGTCCGTCCGCCGAAGCGTCTATCCGCGCTATGGAGCGTGTGTTTGACCGCATCGGTGTGGAAGCCGCGTTTGCGGATGTCAAGACCGGACGTGAGTTTGAAACCAACGTATCGTTCGCTACGGACGGCGGATTGACCGTGACGGCGACCGGGGGATTGACTTATGAGAAGTTGCTCGAGGTCCTTAAGAATTGGACCAACAACGAAGTCGGAACGGACAACCAGGAGTCTAAGCTCCTTTTGCTTTCCGGCGATGAGACGGATCAGCTTATGAAAGAAACGGAACTCACGAACGGGGATTTTTCCCGGCAATTCGTGGTCGATCAGGGGGAGATCACAAAGGCCGTTGGCCTTCAGTTGGTCGCCTACGGCGCGGATGTGCCGAACCCGATCCTCTCCGTGGCGTCTACGGTGCGTTCGTGTATCGCGATGACTGGCCGAGGAATCATCTACGGTTTGTCGAAGTCGATGAGCGTGTCGGTTGAGAATCGTCCCGATTACGTGGAGCTAAAGCAGCTTCAGATCATCGGTGAACTCGGTGCGGTGCGTACCGAGGGGCTCTTGGTTCAAAAAGTCACAACCACCACTTCGTAACCGGAAAGGACATAGACGCCATGAAAACAATATTTAAGCGGATCTCAGAAGCGGATGCCGCTTTTTATAAACGGTGGGGTTTCTTCCCGGCCGCGGGTGGCGCGGTGGAAAACAAATACGTGGACGCGGCCATTGTGGCGGGGAAGCTAGGTAGCTCTCTTACGCAAGCGGCAAGTGGCCTGTACATGGGTGTCGCGACCTTTGAAGTCGCGGCCGCGGACGATAATGGCTCGATCTATCGCATTTTTAAGAGCGTGGATCCGAATCTTATTCCCGTGAGCTTGCGACTCTCGTGCGATGCGATCGACAGCGCTACTGATTACGATTGTGGTCTGTACGACACACTCGAGAACGGTGGGGCTGAAGTGGACAAAGATATCTTCGCGGACGGAATCAATATCGCCGCGGGGTTCTCTCGTATCCTCGGTCTTGATTTGCTCGTGGCGGTTGATCTCGCGAACGCCAAAAAGCGGATGTGGGAGCTTGTGTCCGGGCTGACGCTGAACAATAAAAAGGGCGGGTATGATATCGCTCTCACGGCAAACACGGTCGGCACGGCTGCTGGCACGATTACCGTGGTCGGCATCTTCGCGTCATAAGGGCTGATCGAAAAGTAGTCGAAAGAAAATATGAGGCGGTGGGGCCGATTCAGGTTCCACCGCCTTTTTTCTTAAGGAGAGAGAAATATGAGTCTTACCGCCCCCGATTCTGAAGTTGATATCTGTAATATGGCGCTCAGCCATCTTAAGCAAGCACCTATTGTCTCTATTGACCCACCCTCCACGATGGTGGAACAAAAATGCGCGAATTGGTATCAGCAGATACGCCAAGAAACTCTTCGTTCTCATCCTTGGAATTTCGCGGTGGCGCGGGTTCAACTCACACCGGATGCGGTGGCCCCACTATTTGAGTATTCGCACCGTTATGAGCTCCCCTCCGATTGGCTCCGGTATATAGGGCGTTATGATGATTTTGGAGTGCTTTTGGACGGGAAGTATGATATCGAGGGTGGATTTTATTTGTTTAATGGCGAGGACGACGAGTCTATCAATTTAAAATATGTCTCAGATTTTACGGACGTGTCTGGCATGGATCCGCTTTTTCGCGGGCTGTTTGCCATCAATCTCGCTATCGTTATCGCGCCTAATTTTAGCGGTTCCGAAGCGCGAGTCGCGACGCTCATAAAATTACAATCTGAGATGAGAACGCAAGCGACAGCAATCGACGGGCAGGAGCGACCGCCAAGACGGGTGCAGCGTAGCAAGTTCATAGACGCCCGGCGTGGCAAACGGCTTGGTCCGGCGGGGCCATTCACACATTTTAGCTGAGGTATATCTTGGCCAAAGAAGAAATTACACTCCAGAATTTTAGCTCTGGAGAGTTAGCGCCCAATATGTATGGGCGCTATGAATTGGCTGTCGCTAAATCTGGGTGTCGTAAACTCCGTAATTTCATCGCTGAAACGCAAGGCGCCGGCCGGTTTCGTAATGGTTTTCGGATGGTATATCCGATACGTCGTGATAAAGTTCCGTTTGCCCTCCCTTTCCAGTTTAACGACGAGCAAGCCTATAATTTGGAATTTACAGATAAAGCTCTCCGGTTTTATAAAGATGAGGGCATTATTGTTGAGGAGGATGTAGTCATATCAGGTGGTGTAACCAAAGCGGACCCCGGTGTCGTAACAGCCGCCTCTCATGGTTTTGCCAACGGGGATGAAGTCATCATATCCGGTGTGGTAGGAATGACCGAGCTTAATGGTAAGAGTTTTTTGGTTGCAAATAAAACCACCCATACCTTCGAGTTGACGGACCGGGACGGAAATGCTGTGAACACTTCGGGGTTTGGCACTTACGTGTCGGGCGGGGCTATCAATCGGGTGTATGAAATTGTAACTCCTTACGATGAGCTTTTAGATCTTAAAAGACTTAAAGTGACGCAGAACGCGGATGTCATGTATATTGACCATCCGTTTTATGAACCGCGCAAATTAACGCGCACAGGACACGCCAGTTGGACCCTTTCACGTTATACGAGAACAAACGATCCTTTCTTGAGTAAGAAAGTTATCACCGCCGTCACGAAAGCCAACCCGGGTGTGGTTACATCTACGGCGCATGGCTATGTATCGGGGGACACAATTATTATTGAAGAGATTGTTGGGATGGTGGAATTGAATAGCCGGGCATATGAGGTTGTTAGAATTAATGATAATACATTCTCATT